CCTTTATCTCCTTGCTCACCTTTAGCGCCAGTATCTCCTTTAGCGCCAGTATCTCCCTTGACACCTATCTCACCTTTAGTTCCCTTTTCTCCTTGCTGACCCTTTAGACCTTTAAGACCTATTTCTCCTTTTTGACCCTTGTTTCCTTTATCTCCCTTTGCTCCAGGAAGTTGTGTAACACTACCCGTGGTAAGTATTACTGTATTAACAGGTGGTAATGTAACGTCGAAAACCAGACCACTTTCTACGGTAATTTGTACCGTAGTGTCGCCTGGCTTTAATACTACTATGTCGATGCCTTTGTCAGCCATTGATATGTTTATGAATGGTTTATGTTACAATATCCTGTACTACCTCAAAGGTTCCGTAGAACCAAGTTTCAACAGTACTATCAGATATCAGTGTAGACTGAAGCCCATATACATATGTGCCTGCATCTACATTCATGTTGGCCGCTGTGATTGTTACAGTGAGTTCTCCATTTATATTTCCTGTAATTGTAATATTTGAATCAGTAATAACAAGCGGGCCGTTATCGTATTCCCTAACCTCCATTTTGTATGTATAAAGGGTAAGGTCTAGTTTCGTTCCACTCGTGTCTTTTACTACAGCGTTCAATACAAACGTGTCACCACGACGTGTACAAATGTTTATCTGAGCAGCGTTGTTCAAATTTACATTTGTAGGGTTACTACATGAGCACGGACTATTTGAGCAGGAGCAGGACATCTTATGATATTGTTAGGTTGGTTACTATATCCTCACTAAGAGGTGGACGTTCGCCTTGACGTTGTGCAATTAATTTGCTTTGGGCCAACGCTTGTTTATCTATTCTTTGGTCTTTACGATTCTCTGACTCAGCATCTGCTTGCATACGAACTCCGCTTTCCACTTGTTGCTCAATCACACCATACTCTCCTTTGAGTTGTTCGATTTGAATTTTGAACTGATACTCTAGTTGTATGAGTTGCGCTTTCGCTTCTGTCTCTAATTGAATCCGCTGTGCTTCTATCTGGGCTTCGAGTTGCTTTTTTTGCATCTCCATTTGAGCGGCCACTTGTGATGCTTGTTGATTTGATTGAGATTGTATCTGCGCTTGCTGGGCCATCATCTCTTGTTGTTGCTTGATTCTTTTCTTTCTGCGAACCACCAAGAGTCTCTCTGCTTGTTCCACGTCTTTAATCTGGCGAATGGCAATCGCATCTTCAAGGTCAATTTCTTTTTGTCCAAGAGCAATCTGTATGTTTTGTTCTAGGTATTGCTTGTCCATTTCGTTCATCTCAGTAACAACCACTACGCCGAAGTTGTACATAGATAAGTTATCGAAAGAACTAAGCACGGCCATGTTGGTTTCTCCAACGGCATTTGTGTATACCTTATATAGTATACTGTCTGGTGGTATCACCTGTAGACAGCGAACAATATCATCACACACCTTTTGATAAAGAACCATCGCGGCATTAGTGATGTCGTATATAGCGTTGTTTCCAGCCTGTACTGCCATTTGATTTACACCCACTAAGGCTTCTCCTTTTGGAGTGGTTCCATCCATAACCTCATTGATACCGGTGGCATCTCTAATCATTCTTAGGTAGTGATTGTAAAGAGAAACAAGTTCTTGTATGTTTCTAATATTATTACCTATCTCTCTGACCGGTGGGTTTTGGAAACCTCCCTCTGGATTCTTGCTCCGGTAATAGAACACACCAGTTTGTTCGTAGATGTCTTGAATCTCTAGTGGCTGCAGTTCACCACCGCGCCCTAGTTGTACGTTCTCTAACCCTTCAATATCAATGATGAGTCCATCTGGTTTTGCTTTAGCAATAGATTGTTGTAGTTTCAAGTGCGTGATCTGGAGCATGTCAGCAAACCCTATAACAGAGGATACCATTGACTTAGGTATCATCCCACGGATATTAGTTGCTACAATGCTATATGATAAACGAGCACGTGAAATATCATGTACGTTCTTAGGTATGTTTTTCTTTGGCCCGTAGTTGTATAACTTCTCTGTACCCACAATGTAAGTACCACCATATACCGTAGCGTTCTTCATGTACACCGCTTCTCTGTTGTATACAGATTGCTGGGGTGCGTTGTATTCGTTTCCTTTAAAATAGAAACCTATGTTCCCGTATGCTGACTCCTTCTTCTCGTATATGATATCATCAACAGACATGAACTCAAAGTCCATCACTTCTATTTTGTACTCATCGTATCCTTGGCGATATCTTGTACCGGGTCTGTCGTAACCAGATCCTGTTGTAGAGAACTGAGTAGGGTTGTTCCCATACTTGTTCATTACAGTCTTAGCAATCTCCTCATACTCTTGCTCTGTAAACTGGTTACCAGCAATGCGCTTTAAGTCCATGATTGTTATGTACTTAAAATGACCAGCATAGGTTAGGTCAGAGAATGTTGGGTCGTCTGTATAGTTGTGTATAAATTTCTTTGGATCAACATACTCCTCGTTGATTCCATAGTTGGGGTCATTGCTTCTTTTGGCAACACCCATACCAAGAGTTGCTAGGTCTTCAACACAGCGACGGTAGATAGATTGATTAAAGTCATTCCACTTCAATGTCATCTCAGTAGCAATCTGAGCAGAGATTTCTGCGTCCGTCTTAATGTTGGTGTCTAAGAATATCTCAGTTTCTTCTGGTGTGTCTGGTAGTTGTCCAGGGTCTTGTTTAACACGCAGGCCTAGTGACTTCGCTTCCTCAATCATATCTCGATTCTCGATACGCAAGACGGTAGCGTTTTTCTTCTTATCCTTCTCTGTTCTTGAAAGGGGGTCAATGGCCTCAATTTGAGGGTATGGTTCTTTTGAAAGAATTTTGTTTACAACAATCTTAACAAACTTAGGTACAATAGGAACTGGCGTATAGTCTAGCGTCATCAAGGTTCCGTCACCATTGTTGTTATCGAGAGAGTTTAATATCTGACGATAGATAGATGTGTCTTGTGTTCCTTGCGCATAATCTCTACAGCGTTCCATTTCGCTGTTGCGTCTTCCATACAATGAGTTTTGATAGTCACTTCCAATCCATTGCGCAAACATAGCCTTTGCATATTGCAGACCATATTGCTTAGACATCTTCTCCTCAACACCAGATAAAGGATCTGGAAATGAGGATTGTCCATTTGTGTATTCGTTGTCCATACTTTAGATTGCTACTGTTGCAAATATACCTCTTATTATTTTCGTATAATTATCTGACCTTTACGGAAGAACTGCTTACTATTGAAATCTGATTTTGGCTTTTCGGGCCTATGACCTTGAGCCGCAAGAAGGGCTAGTCCGCTTGATATAGAAAGGTCATATTTTGTACGATCGTCTATCTTAAAGTTTACCCAGTCCTCTAGAGTTCTCTCGAAGTACATCTTTCCGTACTCTAGTGTCTGCTCGTTTAGACCGACGTTCGCGTGTATAAAAGATTCTATAGCCTGTGCGTGCGCTTGTATGACGTCTTGTGAGTTGGATGGTATGCCTTTAGTTTTTGTTTTGCTGCCGTAATTCGATGTAAGGTGAGCCGGTCTGTCTAGCAAGAAGTGGTCATAACCTCTTGATTCAAAGTGTCTTGCGATTCCGTATTTGTTATTCTCAATCAAAACAGGGTACCCATAAAACTTGGATGCCATTAATATGTCTTCATAAAAAATCTTTGCTAATGGTGGTCTTGAAGCGTACTCTGCTACAAACATATTCGATGGGTACTCAAGGTTGAATTTGTTAAAGAAATGACAAGCACCTTTAGATCCTCTCCCATCCACTGTTGCATCTATATCATAACTATCGACTCCAGCACATCCTAACCAGGCGTTCTCTGGTTTCTTTTTATTCCTTAACTCTACAGGTGGCATCCATGCTACTCTCCATCTTCCATTGGGATCAGGACTAAACACTACCTCTGTATCCTTCTGCCCTAGCGCCCAAACAAAGTTTCCTACAACCACAGGGTTCGGGAACAAATCCTCGTTGTACTCTACCTGTTCGTATATCTTTTGTACGTTAAACAGAGATGCCTTTGCACTATCTCTAAACGCTTCGGCTTCTGTAAAAGGGAACTGGCGTATAACCTCGTTTAGTTCGTAAGAGTCTCCAGACAAACCTTTTCTTTCATTCTTTAAGTAAGTCTTTGAACCTAGGCTTATATACTCACCCTCTAGTCCTATAATATTTTTTTCTAAATCCTCAACGACTGGCATGCCATGTTTATCGAAGAACCCTTCTAGTGCATTGTATGCTGGTATAAAACACCCATACAAACCACTCTTTGTCCTACCGTTTTCATTTCTGTCGTTTACATTACTTGCGTAGTACAGTTCTCTATACTGCCGACCCCCTCTGTCTAGAGGATTAACAGTGCTTCCTACCAATGCTTTGCCTACAATCTTTCTACCTACAAGCAAACAAGTTCTTTGTATTCGCCATGCTTCTCGTATATCATTACCTTTTTCCCACTTACCAGCCTCATCCAAATACAAGATGTGTAGTTTCTCTCCATCATAGGCATTGTTGGTTGTGTTCTTCCAGTTAATAATTGTATTAAGAGCCTCACCTCTTGATGAGGTTTTGTTCTTTTTGGTAATTCTTTTTGATGGCTCACGAAAGGCAAGTTCCATTCTGGGATTGGTAGTACCATCTTGAATAGGTTTAAAGAAAAAAGGCAGTGACTTATATATAGGCACCACCTTCTTCATGAATATATTTTCCTGTGCATCAGTACCTGTCTTAGACATGATGCCCAGTAGTTTCTCTTTAACCTGTGTTCCTTCGTTTACAAGCACTGCTGCCGACATGTTAGTGTATCCAGATCTACGACACTTAACATATACCTGTCCAACACATCTTGGGTCTGCTACGCAAGCATCAAGGTGTACGAATAGTTCTCTTTGAAAATCAAGGTAGGATGGGTATCCGATATCAATCTTACACCACTGTAAGAAAAAGTAGTGGTTTCCGGTAATATAGGTAGGTACCCCGTTGTTGTAAAACCATACTCCATTTCTGCGTCTCTTGTATTCTTCACTAATGTAGGGGGTGTGTTTGTTTCTAAACGACTCCGGCATAGACATCCACTCTTCCATAGACTTTACTCTTTTGAGTTCGTCTGGTAATGGTGTGCGTTGCCAGTGCTGTTCTTCCTTTGGCTTGTCGTGAAATAGTATGCCCTTTTTTCGAGGCTGCTTTGGTAACTGTATGGGTAAGCCAAAGCATAGACTGACTTTTCCCTGGGTTTTGTCCGCACATATGTTGACTACAGTGTCACCTTCTATCTCTACGAGTCCTGCCATTTAGTAATCCCAGTATATGAAGACTTGATTACTTTGAGTATTGCTCTGCGAATCCTCCCGAGTAATCTCTTTCCTCTTTAATTTCTCCGTCTTTCTTAAGACCTCTGATAAGTTGTTCGAGTCTTTCTCTTTCAACAATAAGTTCTTTAGCATCTACCGCTGTTTGTTTTATAGATTGCAACTCGGCTTTTCTTTGGGAGCCACTAAGTTCCTGGTCTACAGGCTTTTGTATTTCCTGTATCATATTCTCTATTGCAATCTGCATCGCCTGCATTAGGTTTACAGCGGTATCTATGTTGTTATACTTCTTCGATCTTGCCATGAATTGATTGTAAATAGGTTCTCCATAACTTCTCTCCATTCACCTCCATCTCATAGGACGAGTTCTTTCTGATCAGCACCTTGTCTCCAGGGTTTAATTCTAGTTCCTTCAACTTAGGCGAAGACCATCTGATGTAACCTTTCTTTTCTTTTGGTGGGTTAGCCTTGGGTATGAGTTCGATGATGTCACTCTTTATCGTTTCCTCTTGCTCTTCCTCTGGTTCTGGAGTAATGAATATCCAGTCACTAATCAACTCTATCTCTCCTGTGTCCTGGCATCTATATGCGTAGGCTTGACAGGATATAGGGTCTAGGTTACCTCCATAATGGACAACGTATATGTCGTCATCTGGGTTTATGAATTGACCACGCTTCTTAGTTTCTTCTAACTGAACTGTTTCTTCGTTCATCATCATGTGGTTACCACCAAGCACAACGTGATGATGGAAGTACATGGTATCCCCTACCTTAACATTCGTGTCGAATTTTACCGGTAGAGCCACAACCTCACCTTCCATTGTTCTATGGGCAAACTCATCCCACTTAGTGTCGATATATATATCTTCACCATTTAATTCAATAGTATCCTTAGTAATCTTAGGAACCCTTACTAAGAAGTGATAAAGGGATTTCATTCAAACTTAAGTTCCCCTTCTGGCTTTTTATCCCAGAGGTTTATTGCTATAGCCGATCTAGTGCCTTTTGTTACCGCTGTAACTCTGTGTTGCGTTCCTCCTGCGTCAAAGATGATTAACCTGTTGTGCTTTGCTTGAATGCGCTCTGGCTGTTTCTCTGGCCCGCTAGAGAATATCTCAAGGTATCCACCTTCAATATCCATTTCTACCGGATAAAACACCGTGCCAATAATAGGGCTTGACAGTTCACTCTTTGACTTCCAAAGTTCTTCGTCTTTGTCTAAGTGCATGTCGAGTTTATCGGTGCCTGCTCCTTCACCGAACTGACCAGTCCAGTATTCAAATCCATCTAAAGAAACGGATGGGTACATAGGGTAGTCTCTCCATATGTATGATATCAACTGTTTCTTTATGGTATCGTCTGGTGAGTTCCACCATCCGTTCCACCAGTGATAGGTTCCGTTCTCCGAGAAGAACTCTTTCTTGTTCTCCTCAAGTTGCTTAAGGAATAAAGGGTCTTTAATAAAGTTGTCTACTACAATCATAGGAATTCACAATCATGTTCGATTAATACTGGCATATCTTCAACAGTTTTCCAGAGCATGGTGCCCTCTTCTGCGTTATATATGTACACAAGGTAACGCCTTATTCCGTATTTAACAAAACATCTTTCATCCATGATTATGGAATCAATCACTGACAACCCTGCTTTTTGACCTACATAGTAGGCCATAGCGTCTTTCGGGTTTGTCCCGATAATAATTTTTCTAATAAGTTCCATTCTATTTATTTAACCAGTAATCTATTTTACCTGGGTCACCTTCGTCTTCGTCTGTGAAACGTGTTTCAAAAACTTCATCTAAAGTCTCTGACATTAAATCATACTCGTCTAGTGAAGCCATGTGCATACCTGTCATCAACTCATACTTTTCATCGTCCTGATCTGACTCTGGCACAAAAATACCAAAGCAATACAAAGAGAGGTATTTTTCTTTACCTCCATAGGATTCCATGATGTCTTCTATCTCCTCTAACTTCAGCCTTATAAATTGGAATGCTTCTCTTCTTTCGTTGTGGTTCATTATAGTGATGTATTATCTCCTAACCATTCAACCTGCATTGAAGTTTGCGTAGCGTATACATTAACCCCATTTCCACTTGCTAGTCCTTTTAGTTGAACTTTATATCCCTGCTGTCCATCTGAATAATAAATAGCATTGAGGGTATGTGTGCTTATTTTACCTGCTTCTGCCGGTAAAGTTATTGAACGTAGTGTTAAAGGAGAACCCGAAGAATTTAATACTATACTGAAATCACAGGCAACGGTTTGTATCACCGTTAGCGTTGCCGTAATTCTAAACCATCCTTCAATCTCGTTGATCAAAACAGAATCTCTTGGATCATCAACTTGTGCTAAACTTAAAGCAGGGGAGCCACCAGTATTTGTCTTTGTTCCGAAATATACTGAACTACCCGTCGCTGTGGTTGATGTAGTCGCAGATGAGTCCTCGTATATCTGTGCAAAGGAACCAACAGCAACAGTATTTGAACTGCTTAATTGTTGAGTGGATTCTTGACGAGCAAACATTATGCTTTGCTCCGGCGTGGATATAGCATTACCTACTGAATTTACTAAGTCTACTTGTTCAATATACTTATAAGCGCTTGCGCTTTCGTCCCATATCAAATACTTGTCTGCATTTGCAGGAGATGTAATCTGTCCTAAGTTACCTGCGTCTTGTAGTTCAACCGTGCTCCCTGTTGCTGACAGAGGAGTATTCGCTGTAATAGATGCGGTTCCAATCGGGTTTGTATTGAGGTCACGAGTAACTACCACGCCAGAAGTACTAAGCATTAACGCTTTAGTAATACTGGTTGATGTAGAGGGTGTTCCTGTTATCTTTAATTCCCCAGTAGTCTCTACTGTATCGGTAGAAAGTTTGAGCGCACTGTTGTTTCCGGCTCCGTCTTCTACCACTTGTTCTGATGCTGAAAGTTGCGCTGACTCAAGTTTAAGTAACTTGTCAAACGTATCCTTTATTTTATTTCCACTAAGTGATGCCATAGTATTACTTTTACCTAACAAAGATACTCATATGCCCAAAAGTACTGTAAGCCGAAAGAAGAAGTTTAGAGAGTTCTCTAAGATTGATAAGAAGTATATCCAGGAGAACGGTATGAAGAACCTGCACTTCCTGTATCTGGATGCCAAGCAGAACATGGATCTGGGAAAGGCTGAGGTGGATTTACTTTTCTTTATCTATGACCTGGAGTTCTGGACGATATCCTATGTTTCAGAGACTATGAATAGAAGCCATAAGAAGTTAGCGGATAGATACGTGTATCCATTAATGAAGAAGGGATGGATATACAAGCACTTCGATAAACTCACACCGAGCCAAAACATGGAAGACCATTTCTTTAGAGATGAAACTAAGATGAATTACAGGGTACGGTATGCTTTGACACAAAAAGGCAGGCTCAATGTGGCCCGCCTATATAGAAAGATGAGGGGTGAAGAACCGTTTAACCTTTCTTCGCCTTCCGAGCAGCATCCATAGCAGGACTGCTCTTCCCTTTATCGTGTGTAACTAATCTAAACGGTGCCTCTGGTGACGCTCCTTTGTGTGGCTTATAGTCGCCCTTCATTAGAAAGTGGCGTCCACCCTCTGTCATCCAGTGGTATCCCTCTGGTGCTTTTACCTTAACGCTCTTGTTTGTCTTCTTTAGTTTCATTTCTTCTTGCGTTTACGGAAGGGGAAAGGTGTATCGTACTCCTTGATGCGTCCCTCTGGTAGTTTATCTACATCGACACCACGCACCTTGGCCTTCTTCTTTTTCTTGGGGTCTCCTGTTCTATATTTCATATTACAAATATACTATCTTTACCCTTATGGAACTACGTGTAATAAGAATGTACAGCCAAGATGACTTCACTCTTGGAGCACTGTACCTAGAGAGCAAAGAAGGCAGAGAGTTCCTCTGCTTTACATTAGAAGACGAACATCGTGACGAGAAGGTAATGGGTGAAACCAGGATCCCAGCAGGAACCTATCGCATTACCCTGCGTACCGTAGGTGGTCACCATAGTAGATACTCAGACAAGTTCCCTAATATGCACAAGGGTATGTTATGGGTACGCGACGTACCAGGATTTGAATACATCCTAATACATATTGGAAACACAGATGAGCATACAGCGGGTTGCTTACTTGTCGGTAACTCTGCAGACATGAAAGGCTTCATAGGCAAAAGCACATATGCATACCAACACATGTATCCCAAGGTAGCCAACGAACTGCTTGATGGTAGAGATGTATGGATAACATACGAAGACTTTGCTTAATTGGGTATTTACTACTATTGACTTTATCATTTTTTTCCTGTACCTTTCCACCGTCTTACGACTTATGGGTCACAAAGTTATTAATCCACAGCAACAGCGTAAGTGGATTCAAAACGACTAAAGAAGAAACTCAGAACACAACAAGACAGTAGAAAGTTTCAAAGGGCCCCTAATTTGCTCAAAATTTTTCGCATGCTTCGCGTATTACAGCGACAAGAAATACCCTCCGTTTATCGGGGGGTGTTTTGTTATGGGGGTATCAATTCGGCACATCAGTTGAAACAACACGGGCCATTACTCCTGATCCGTAAAAATTGCTGAGAAATGTTTCTGGTGGGGATAATATATTATATGGGCGCCAGCGCGCGCGCACCCGAACGCATCCGCACGAACGGGGGGGTATGCGTACAGGCGAACACGTGCACAGGTTTGGGCGTTTGTGCACGAGCACGAGCGCACCTACGCGAGCACGTACGTACACCGGCACGCCTATGTGCACACACGTAGTACACACACGCCCCCATGGGTGACCCGTACAGCCCCCACCCGCCCCCCGTACATATGAGGGGGGGAACAAATCACGCCCACACACAACCCCACAAGGAAACCACAACCCCACGCCCCACCATTGGAGGCACACTGACCACCCCAAGAGAGTACCTAGCGAATCCAATACCACCAACAATACCAACACACCACCCAAGAGGAGAAAAGCCCTTAGAACGGCTTAAAATAGCCTCGCGTATATGTGTAACGCATAAGCCCATATGTATGCACGCTCGCGCAGGTCTACACGCGGGTATGTACGCACGCGCGCCTGGATCTGATCCCGCTCACGCACGCGCACCTGGACGCGCATAATGCCCCCGCGCAACTGTTGTTTTTCGATTGGGGCAAAAAAAAACCCCGCTCAATGGCGGGGCTTCGTGTGTGCATTATGTGGGCTTACTCGCTGTACACTTGCAAGTGTGTACCGTTGTCGAGCAGTTCGAAAGTCGGGCTGTAAATTTCGCGTGTGTTAGCCTCAACTTCATCGGTGAGAATGTCACCAATCAAGTCACAAACCACTTCCGTAGGTGTAGCATCACCGGTGAGTACGCTCTCGCAGTACGAGTACACAAGGCTCATGTGACATAGGTGTTCGTGTGTCACCTTACACACATCATGCACAAGGTCGAGCGCATCGGAAACTTCATTAACAATTTCAAGTAGTGTAACTACTTCATGGTGGTCTTTGGTTAGCCCATTCACGTCATTGTTCACAATCGAGTCGTACATCCGCACCACGCAGTCACGCACTTGCTTGTCAAAGGCTTCCATGTCCCTACGTAGTAGTTCAATCGTTCTGTCATTGTAATTTTTCATCGTATTTTGTTTTGGTTACACCGCAAACATAAGGGGTATTTTCCGCAGTAAGTGTTAACGGCTTGTTAAAGTCTCGTGTGTATCATGCTGTGCTCACCACGAATGTGACTGAGTATATGCATCCGGACTAAGCCCTCATCTGTGTACCCATGTTCCCAAGCCTTGAATTTCAACGAATCAATTTTACCCAAGTCGATACAAGAAAGGTTGTCCACTACGCACAAACCTCTTAGAGGTTCGTGTGCATTACATACCCTAACACCACCTCGCTTGTAGAAATCAAAGATTTCATTAACAATTATACTATTTTCGGTTAAATGGTAGGGCTTTCTTTTGCGCCCTCGTATCTCAAGCACTTGCTCGCTCAAGCCTTTGGCTCGTGCTTTCAAATCTTTGATTTTTTCTAAATCCATTTTCATAAGGCAAATAATTTTGGTTATCAACACCGCAAACATAGGGGGTTATTTCGCTGTAAAGTGTTAACGCCTTGTTAAAGTGTGTTTCTATCTTACGTGTGCATTATGCGCCCGCCAGATCCTGTATGCGCTCACACGTACACGGGCACACGCTCGGTAAGGGGGTTGATATATAAAAGGGTGGGAAGAATCAACCCACGCACGCGCGCACACATACGCACACACACACGCGCACCTGTACATACATACACACTCGCGCCTGCACGCCTGCGCTCGGGCACGCCTGCGCCCCTGCCTGCGCACACATACGCCTACACACATGAATACAAAAATTTTCTGTTAAAGCCTTGTTAAAACGTGCTGTTAAAGTTTTGTTAAAGCGTGTTTTTTCATTTGGATTTGTCAATTATTTTCTATAGATATACCCCCTACTACGTAGTGGTAGGGGGATATCTCTATACTATCTCGGCAATCCCCTACCTCCCATACCTTGAGACCGATTTGGTGAGCACCACACCCCCTTAGAATGCGAAATCTCAAATGTGAACCATTCCTTCGTGCTATGCGCACGAGTGACGCGCGTACACATACACACACACGCCTTCGCAAGTCATGGACTTGCTCATCACACGAGGGACTGACTGACTGACCAACCCCCTATCATGCGGGTACGTGATCTGATCCTGTATGTACGCAGGAAAATTGGTGGGCATAATGCGCAGGGATTTTAACATTTTGTTGTGATAGTATTAAAAAATCTTGTTGGTTGTTTGTGGTGTTGAAACGATAACCGAAAAACAATTTGCCTTATGAGTACAAACGTAAACACAACCACACAACTACAAGCCCTCGAAAGCACAATGGGGCGTGACTTCATCGAGAATCTGTTCGAAGATTTCCTCAACACCGAAGCCTTCGCATCGTTCGGCTTCTACACAGACCTACTGGCTGGTGCCTACAAGAGTGTCCGTGACCCGCAATTCCGCTTGCTTGTGCAAGGTAACTACGAGATGTTCATCAACCCTCAAAACCCAAATGTGTAATGGGGAATTTCGCAACACAACGCAACCACAAGGGCTATGAGTACGTAGTCCGAGTGGTGAGCGCACCGACTCTGGGCGGCAAGACTGCAAGTGCAAGTAAGCGCAAGGTTCGAGGTAAGATGAAAGCCGATGCACTTGAAAATATGTATGCTGACCGGATTGACCGCAAGGTGTACAGGGCACAAGCCCAGCGTGAAACCCGTAGGGCAAAGCGCAAATAGAACTGTACTTTTTGGATGGTGGTGACCACACCTACAACGGACTACCTGCAAAGGGGATACCTATGCCCCTGTTGCACTGAGTGCTCGTGACACTCGTAGTCCCCTAATCAAATGTGAATGAGTATGAAAAATTATGATGGCGTTGAAGTGAAGTTAGTGCGTATAGACACTGGTGTAGAGGTGAACATAGGCGATCCTGTGGTCACGTCTCGTGGTGTGAATGATGTAGTGCGTGGAATTTACCCACCACACAAGCCTAGTTCGAGTGGTAAGGTGAATATGTACTACGCCTCTGTTTATGGACTGCAATTCGTTGAGGTATGAATGAGTTACAAAGACTGAGCCGGGCTGTTGCTATACACACCGGCAGAAGGAGAGCGAGCGAGAAGGAAATACGCGAGGCTTGGGCGTACCTATGTAAGGTACATGACAAGTACGGTACGGTTGACGTGAGCATTATCCGATCGCTCATACGTTGAACCGAAGGTTAGGAATGAGTTTTAACAATCCTTTAACACTGATTGTCAGATAGTTACCCTATGTTTGTAGGGATGATTTGGTAGTGGAGACCACACTATAAACGGACTGCTACACAAGCACCGATTCTTTTGGTTTTGGTTTATAACGTGGTGTTTGGGTGTACTATGGGTTCGAGTCCCATGCAGTCCCCTAAGCCTAAATGTGCAGGGCTAATGATGCACATAAACATATGCCTATGGATGAATTGAAAGATGGACAAGTATTGGATTACTCGGGAGAAGTACGTAGTGAGGATGAGGTAATTCTACTCACGATACCGAGCCATTATGCCGGTATGTTTTGTTTGGAAGACGAGGTGCGTTCACCTATGCTACACCACGATGGTGGGTATACTCGTGTAGCCATACTCAATAATGAGTACGATGAGAACGTAAGAGAACTTGTGTGTGGTGACAAGGTATGGATGCCCGACTACGAAGATGGGTGTACAATATCGTACATAGATGGGGCGTACAGTATGCACCAAGGCGAGTGGTGCTGGCAAGATGACACGCTGTACTGCGAGGAAGATGGGTGTACGTACCACAATAATGATGAGGGTGAGAATATCTTTTGGAGTGACCGCAATGGGGAGTACGGACTTACGGAGGAGAATGACCGCCAACTGCATGAATACCATAGTGGGTTTCGCAGGGACTTCACTTTACGTGACACGGTGTACACAATCGGCTTCGAGGTCGAGAAGGAAGATGATGACCCGTTAGATATGTGGGACTTGGATGCTGTGGATGAGACAGGATGGTGTCGCGAGTCGGATGGTAGCCTATGCGATGAGACCGGCTTTGAATTAGTCAGCCCAATCTATGACTTGAATGACACGCTGTTAGACAGTGCTGTGGAGGGGCGTATACTTCGTGACCATATCAACGCTGACTACGGCAGTAATTGTGGTGGACACATCAATGTAGGTAAGCGTGGTGTATCGGGCGATGACTTTTTCGATTCGATTCAAGCATTCGTGCCGTTGTTTCTAACTATATGGAGACACCGGATTACTAACCACTACTCGCAAATACAACGTAAGCCGGACAACTACAAGCGTGCCGGCAAGTATTCAGCGGTCAACATTCAAAGTAGATACATTGAGTTCCGCTTACCACCTGCGTTCAAGAACGTGACCAACCTGCTATGGCGTAGGGATCTGATGCGCATCATGTGCGACAACGAGAACATCAAGCCGTTGCAATTGATTACTATGATGCTCAACCCTAAGAGTGCATTGGGTATTCACTTACGTAAGGTGTACTCGGATGACCAAGTGCTGAAGGTAGTGAGCCTATACGCTCAGTTTGCCGATGACTTGTACGGTTCATTCAATTTTAGTGCTGATGGTGTAGGTGTATTCTACAAGAGTGCTGTGCGTAGATTGAAGAACCGCAAGGTAGACCCACGTACTATCGTGTCCTACTCAAGTGAGGCAGTGGATAGACTGCGTGATAAATTCGGCAGAGACTACGTTGCAGATGTACAGCCTACGCTGGAAGCGATGGACAAACTTTTAGAACAATAATATATAACCGAAACCGAAGAGTGCAATGGGATATAACCGCACAACTATGCTTATGTGTATTGCAATTATGAATGATGGTAAGATGTTACCTAAGAAGAAACTAAAGAACTGTTGGAACAACAACGATGATGGAGCCGGTATGCTCTACATTATGGATGGTCTTTTGTGTATTGAAAAGTTCCCCAACCTTGGGGGTAATTCGTTTGACAAGTTCCTTGAGCGTTACCGCGAACTAAAGTCTTCCGATGTGGGCAACAAGCCTATGCTCTTGCACTTCCGTATCGCGACTCATGGTATGAGTGACGAGTACCTACACCCGTTCGCTGTGACACCTACACTTGGACTGATACACAACGGTGTTATATCGGGGTTCGGTACCAAAGACAAGAGTGACACTGCCGAGTTCGCAGAACTTGTGGGCACCATACCCAACGTAGACATTGAGATGCTTGACAATCCTTTCATTGAGGATGCAATCTTCACATACTTGGGTGGCTCAAGCAAGGTGGTGTTCATGGACAACGAGGGTTTGTACCGCATATTCAATGAGGGTGCAGGCTCATGGATTGGTGACAATTGGTTCAGTAACGACAGCCATTCACGTGCCGTACGATACTACGGAAGCACAGCCGTCACAGGATCGAGCCAGTACACCTACGACTGGGACTTAGAAGATGAGTCCGACCAAGCAGATTTTGATGCTTGGAACGAGTCCTTTGGTGTCACTACCACTGATGAATTGGATGAGATAGCATTCGATACCGAAGCACCACTACAAGGAACGTACGATTGTCAAGGATGTGGTACAAAAAACACTAAGATAAACTTCAACGCTGAGTGTATGAATTGTAGTGCATACCAACTCGATGCAGTCGATGAGGTCATGGAATTGTGGACAAGCCTTGAGTGTGGCTACGAGGGAGATGAACTAAAAGATATAGCGTAATGGAATTTGAATTAGAATACAAAGACAACACGTTGAACGTGGTGGCCACTGTTGCTGTGTACCGAGATGAAGGTACATACGACACGCCACCTTACACCGAACATGAGGTGGAAGATTTGGAGGTGAGCATGTATGACCACGAGGGTAACCTTGTGTACTTGCCTACTGAACTGCTCGATAAGGAGTTACGAGATGAGATTGATAACGCTATAAACGATAGAGTGGAATGAGCGAGAATAAATTAACAGTAACCTCAGTACGTTACTTTGAAACACGTAGAGGACTTGGGTATGAAGCCAAGACAAGTGTGCCTGGAGTCAGCATATGGAATGATGGAATGGGTGGAGGCACCTACGTATCATCCTCACTTGCTTACTTTAATCACGGCGATTTTCACAAGGAGTTCTTCCCCGACATAACGTATGCTTCCATTGACTATGAGAATGCACTTGAGGAAGTAATAAATATTCACGAAGGCGTTTAGTCTTAAGTATTAACTCTCAATTTGTGAGAGACATTTGGAAATGATTAACGGATTAGTAACCTTATACACATGAGATATGGATAAGAAACACATAAAAAAATTCGGCGAAATGCTGGAGAACAAGACCGTAAAAGCGGTAAGAAGATTGGAAGATTCAGAGATGAACGATTTAATGTGGTACAAGAACCCACTCGTATTGATATTCCAAGACGACACGCAATTGATATTGCAGTGCGATGATGAAGGGAATGATGGAGGTGCCGCCATGTTTTATGACTACAAGACAGGCGTAACGGAAACAATTTACACAGTTTAAAATGGATGACAAGATGATAGATAACTTTATTACATACTGCAAGGACATCGTGGCCAAGCACCCAGATCTTACGGATGAGGTGCATGACTTCTTTGACCTGTGTATGATGGAGATAGAAGATGGTGGGTCGCAACCCCATGAAATCGAATTAGCGATGAGCGACATAGATGATTTAGTAACAACCAAACTCAAGAGTGCAAGAGGATAACACCGCACAACTATGCTTATGAAAGTATTTGCAGTAACCGTACCCAATCCTTACTTGGGTGAAGGCAGTAAGAGCATTGACCGAGTAGCACCTGCGGGTGAGACGATGCTATCTTACTTTACGGTCTTCGCAAAAGACTACGAGGATGCGCGTTTAGCGTTCGTAGAATTTTGTGGTAGAGGAAGGAACCTACCTACCCTCACAACTATCACACCTATCGCAGAGGACTCACGAGTACTCAAGCGAGCGGTAGTACCCAACACCCCTGCGATCCTGGATAGCGTGGAGATTGAAGCACTTGATGCGAATCAAGCGAAACAATTACTGCGTGAGTTCATATCCAATGACAGCACCGACCCGCTGTTGGCTATGGCTATCCGTAAGGTGACTGAACTCGATGAGTTCGTTGCATTCAGAGGCCTTGAGTCTACTCTACAATCTCAAATTGAGATAGAGGAGGTACCACTAAGTGAACTACAATCTCTTGCAGATGAGGTGAGTGATGATGTGAACCAAAGTCTTAGTGGCTTAAAGAACACCGGGCTAAGTCGTGACAAACTTAGTTTCATTGAGCGTTTAACATCTAAACGTGGTGGATAATGAATGAGTTCCGTAAAGCGGTACGTATTGTGGAAGAGGCGCGGGATACTGCTGCGCTTCTACACAGTACCTACATACGTATACAATTGGAGCAAGCACTTGAGGTACTTGCATTAGTAGAAATAAAAATAAATACAATTGACAATGAGTTTACACAGCCAACTAAAGAGAAACCCACCCAAACTACAGGTAGTAAGTGAGGTGCGTGAGATAAAGATTGATCTGGTGTCCGTGATGTGCGACAACAAGTACAGATGGACAGCCCGAAAGAACGATGAAGGATACTTTAAGGTTTTCACTGACCGATTTGCTTACAGCAACTTCGGTATTCCCCACTACAAAGACGACATTGAGTGGGCTATGGACAGAGACGAGTGGACTCGGGTGTTCGATATGATTAACGAAGGCACCTGTCAAGTCGAGAGAATACAATACCGATAATAAAATACAACTTGCCTTATGAAAGTATTAGAATTATTTGCAGGCTCACGTTCAGTGGGCAAAGCCGCAGAAGAACTTGGGATGAATGTATTCTCAAGTGACATCAAACAGTTTGGTGGTATCGACTACGTTGTTGACATCCTGGACTTTGATGTAGCAGAAGTGCATGGATTCACTAAGAATCTATGGGTACCCGATGTAATCTGGGCATCACCCCCGTGTACATCGTACAGTATTGCAGGTGTAAGACACCACCGCAATGGACAAGAACCTACGTCAGACTTCGCTGTAAAGAGTGACAAGATTATGGACAAAGTTCATGAGTTGATACACTACTTTACACTGTTGAATCCTAACCTTGTGTACTACATTGAGAACCCTCGTGGTATGCTACGCAAGATGGACTTCATGAAGCGTCATCCGATACGGCACACGGTAACGTACTGCCAGTATGGAGACACACGTATGAAGCCAACCGACATATGGACTAACGACTTGCGTTGGAACCCACGCCCTATGTGTAAGAATGGTGCGCCTTGTCATGAGCCTGCACCAAGAGGGTCACAAACAGGCACTCAAGGGAGAGCCAACAACCATGAGCGGAGTAAGATACCGCATGACTTATGTTTAGAAATATTAAAATTAAATGAATTGACTTATGCCTAAGACACCCAAAGAATTTCAACCGAGAAAGAAGCCTTCATTAGTAATGGAGTTGCTTGCTTATGTATTTATTTACGGCCCAATCTTCACGTTCTTCTACGTGATTATCCAGGGGCTCAACACTTTATTCGGATACTAACATGTTCCGTAAACGCAAACACATAAAAAGAACTGAGGCATACCTACGTATGCTTGAGTTGGATCAGATCAACCTTACCCTACATGCGAGTAGGTTTGGTTGGTCGACTGACATTCAACATCAGTTAACGAACTCAGCGATGTTGATACGCAAATACCAAAGGCGGCTGAGACTAATACGAATGTGATATGAAAGAATTAATTACCGAACTCTTCATGAAGTGCGTGTACGTCCTTCAAGTAATAGGAGGCACGCCAGGAGAGTATGGCTTTGGATACTACTTAGCCAACGTACTAATCTTTGTGGTCATTGAACCGCTGTTGATGGCTACGTTCTTTATTTTATGGATACGAACCCTTAGAAAACTACGAAATGAAACACGATGAATTTGACAAGATGATGGGCTACGCTATGAATGACGTTACCAAATTGGTGGAGAAAGCCAAGGAGATAAAGCGCAACAGTATTTTAGCACTCAATCAGCGTGACCTTACGGACAATGGAATCGAACGCGATTAACGTGATTCGCGAATCGCAAATCCTCACAAAGATGAACCTTAAATTGTCACAAATTAAGGGTAAAATTGTACGTTTAAGCATACAAAATAAGGGTGAATCACCGCATTGTATGCAAAGACATATAACCTTTAACACCAAAGAGAAATGAAAACACTAATTGTACTTACACTTATGCTTGCTGTCTTGTTTATGTATCTAACCGGTAAAGGAGAACAGCAATGAAAAGGATGAAACAATTTATGCGCATAGCAATGGCAAGGCTACGCCCTATCTACAAACACCCCGCTCAACGCAGAGCGTGGGCTGCAAACATGTACAGAAGATGGCAAGAAAGAAAGAATGGACACTCTACAAAGAAGTAGAGGGAATGAAGTACCCCCAAGAGGACTTGAACATCGAGAGACATTGGAGGATAATGGTAAGGTACGCATTGTGCAAGCACCAGAATGTTAAGGAGGCATCCAAGGAACTAGGGGTAACACCCCGCACAATATTCCGGCTCATCAACAGGTGGGATATTGAGTGGAGACTTCCAGATCTTGAGCCGTTGAAAAAAAAACCAGTGTAACATTTGTTAATTAAATGTGGATACTGTAAATTTGAATCAATTAAATTTTATACTATGTCTAACACTTATCAGTTCAAAACAACGAACATCAAAGGCAAGCAGTACGTTGAGGTTAATCAACGTGTCATTGCATTCCGTACTCTATCAGAGTACAAAAATTTCTCATTGGAAACACAGGTGCTACACCTAGATCCAGAGTCATGTGTCATACAAGCAACCATATCCAATGCGGAAGGAAACGTAGTGGCTCAAGGTATGGCGCAAGAGGACAAGAGTTCCTCTCGAATTAATCAAACCTCATACGTAGAGAATTGTGAAACGTCCGCTGTAGGTAGAGCCCTTGGGTTCTTAGGTATAGGGATAGAGACATCCATTGCTACGGCTGATGAGGTAGGTATGGCCATTGAAAAGCAGAACACCTCAGCACCTGCTACAAAAGAAAGTCTCAACGAGATATTCAAGAAGTCAGTGGAGTACATCAAGGCAGGTAAGAACAAGCCTGATCGTAACACACGCTTCACTGCAATACAAGACAAGTACAAAGGCACCATGACTGCTTCTCAAATTTCTAAGTTAGAGAAGTTAGTATGACTCATGGATGGTTTGAGTCTTTAGTAAAGAAGACAGGAAAGAAGTACCTATCGTACTCTTCAATCAAGTATGCACTGCAAGACATTGCACTGTTTGAATTATATATGCAAGGCAAGTTGCGTAAGGAATCGGAGGCACTCACATTTGGGAGTGCTTACGATTGCCTTTTGTTTGAAGCACACAAGTTCAACGACCTCTTCCATGTCATGGATGACACAGAGATTATCAAAGAGGTTGGAGGTAAGAACCCTCGTGTCACTAA